TAACAACTTTACCTTTAGATCTACCCCAAATTTGCTGTACACCTTCAGTAAGAATTCCTTCTGTTATTTCAGCTACCTTCATTACTTTTTAGCCTTCTTTGGTTTATAAGTTTTAAGAGGTTTTGGTAAAGATCTACCTGGTTTAAAGTTTCTAAAACTTCTTGCTACTGCCTTTTTAGCTGTTGACTTCTTAGCACTAGCTTTGTTTAATGCTTGTACTCGTTTTGATGCTGGGTTTGTACGCATTGTTTTTTGACGTTTACGCATCATCTTAGCGCCAACCCTGCCTCTAGTACGCTTCATTGTAACTCTAGCTTTTATATTAGGCGAGGCAAAGCATTGTGCAATTTTTTTAACAATACGTCCTTTGCGACGACCTACAGTACATCGGAACTTCCGTACTACTTTTTGTCCGGATCTACCCCAGATTTGTTTCTCGTCTAGATGATTATAGAGTTCACGTAACAGCATACGTGTATTTATGTTAATGTAAGGGGGATTAGTTAAAATTCATGAGCAATACAACAAGGGTGGAAAGTAAGCCAGCTATAATAGTACCTGTGGCTCCTACTATTACTTTCATCATTGATTTATTGCCGTGGATTATATCGGTATGGATATGTTCGACTTTGTCTTCAATTGTAGTTAATCTGCGTTCTAGATTCTCATAGCGTTGGTGGCAAAGAGCCACATGAGCTTCTAGGTTATCTTTTTCTACGTCACTTTTTACTATGGCACTTTTCGCCATTATATCTCTCCATTCCGTTAATTATCGTGGAAGGGGCCTAATATGTAATCGCCTGCTATATGTTTTTAAGTGCCTGGTGAACTAGCAATCTAACTTAACTCTTTCACAATTATATTTATGTCTCGAGACTTTCTTTATTATCTGCATACATAAACACAATATTTTGTGCCATCCCAGTAGTTCGGAACGCATCACTATTATTTATTATAGATTCTTCTAGTCCTTTAATAACTGGTATTAAATCGAAGTCCTCACGTAACATTTCGGGTGTTAATGCTTCATCACGTTCACTTTGGAATTTAAATTCCCAAACATTGTATTCTTTTTCTTTATAATCAGAACCAAATTCTTCAGGCTCTAATGCACGGGTAACTTTAACTGGACTACCATCAAATATAGGATTTATACGCATACTTAAAACTTGAAGGAAAGTATTCCAATTTGCCTGTTGGTTAATTAATAGTCTATCTTGGCTTTTAAATTTGGTTTGGCCAGTTTGTGTAATATCTACTAATGTTTTAATTTCTAGTGATTGCATGATTAGTTATACTTATCGGCCACAAAAAAAGGGCCCAGTATAAACTGAGCCCTTTTCTATAGTGTTTAATAGTAAAGTGTAATTAAATTACGCAGATACTATAAATTGTCCACCAGCAGTTGCCGTTGCCGCACTTGCGTCATAGTCTCCAGAACCTACTGTAGTTCCTAGGTGACGTACTGCCGCTTGTAAAGCCGCCGCGTCCCACTGTGAATCGTCAACTACTACGTTAACTAATCCAGCTGTACCTTCAGAATTGAAAGCTAATGGGTTAATTGCTTGTGCAATTGCTTCTAAGGCTTTGCCGATTCCACCTTCGCCTGCTAATGATCCGCCTGCGTCGATTACGTAAAAACCTAAGTTTGCTGTTGAATATAAGGTCTGATGTGCGTGACCTATTCCTGTTACTCTTGCTACTCCAGCCATTTTATTTCTCCTGTTTTCTCTAATGACTTAACATACGTTTCTCTTGTATGTCAGTTATATATATTTAGTCTTTTTGGAGTTTTTGGCTTACTTTGTGTTCATTTTTGCTCGTTTTTGGAGTGCTCTGAGCATTGTGATGTATCCTGGGCCAGCTTTTACTATATCATCTAACATTTGAATAGCTGGTAAGTAGGCTTGAACGAATGGGGAAGGTACACTTTTACCTTGTTTAGCCATATCTAAAAACTTTTTAGTACCAACTAAATTACGAGGACCAACAATGTATCTATAAAACATTAAGTCTTTATTAGTTGTTGGAAGTGCATCAGGCGTACTAATAGTTGGTTCATTGTCAGCAACCTGTCCTGTTTCTAAATCTCTCTGTGCGGCTAATTCTTCTAAGTGAGGAATTAAATCACTATTTCTTAGTTTGGCTCTTGTAGCTAATAGAAGTTTTGTTACAACTTTCTTTTTATCTAACATTCCAAGACTCTTAAAATTAGCTACTTGGCGTCTAATTGCTTTGTATTCAGAATTATTAATACGTAAAGCATTTTCTATATTAATAAACAGTTCGGAGTTACTTCCTGAAAAGCCACTTGCTACTTGATGTAGATATCCATTAAGTCGCATTATAGGAAGTTTTGTACGTTTACGCATTGCCACTGCTGATGCAGGGTCTTTTAATTTATTCATTGCATCTTCGTCACCATTAACAAAATATATTAAGTTATATAAATCTGTTGCGTGTATACGAAAATGCTTGTAGTTATTATTGGTTACTGTATTTCGTGCATAACCATTTGCTATTGGTGTAAATGAAGGATACTTCCTTAAAACTTCTAGAATTAATAGAGACAGATATAGACGCTCACTACAATCAGTATATGTTAACTGACGTTGGTCTGTTGAATTACGAGTCATTCTCGCTTCATAGATCTCTTCTAAAAAGTTTAGGTCCATAACGTTTTCTACTTCATATATTTGTCAGCAAAGATGTTTATCATTTCTTTAGGATCTTTTACCTTTAGAAATGGTGCTAGTCCTTCTGAACTTTGAATAGCTTTAGTAAACTCAAAACGTACAGCTGGTTTAACTTTATCAGTAGTAAGCATCATTCTTAATGTTTTAGCTTGTGGTACTGAAACTTTAAACTTTTTGTTATCGTCTGTTACTATAGTATCTCTTGGATTTGGATTGCCAGCTGAATCTAATATTTTACCTAGTTGGTCAAATATAGTGTCATTTTTAAATCCAGGACTGATACCAGCATCATCAATGTCAGCAGGGTCTATTTTATCTTTTTTCATTAATTCGAAATCATCATCTTTGTCGAATTCACTTGCTCTCATAATAGTCTCCCTTTTGATTGCTCTGTTAGCCGCACTAAAATTACTGCGGTTAACTAATTTTAAATCACCACCTGGGTGGGCTAATACATAACCTTCACCACCTGGTGTGTTACCTATTGTTGCTTTTACATCAGCAGGTTGTTGATCTAGTTGTTGTACAATGTCGTCTTTCACTTTCATAATGCCTGAAACAGTTTGCCATAATGCGTTTACGCCTTGCATATTTGCTTTAAGGTATTCAATAATTTTACCTTGTTTAATTCTACTAACTTTACTTCCACTTAACCATTGTACAAAATCTTTTCCTAAATTATCTAAACATTTATCATCTACACATCTATTTGTATAAGTGTATAGTATTTGAGGAAAGTCACTAACTTTCATGTTACGTAATGTTTCTTGATTTAATAGAGCATCAATTGCCGTTCCATTCTTACTAATAATAGAATCTAAGTTTTTAATTCCAGTTGTATCTATTTGTGGAGGTGCTTGTGTAGTTACTGGCGGTAATACTAATACTTCGTTTCCTTCAAATATATCTGAATCTGTTAAAGGTCCTTCTGTACCATTAGCATCAACAACTCTGTGAATAACAATTCCTGTTTTACTTTTACCTACTCTTTTACCTAAGTCGCTGTCTGTTTGAACTTTGTATTGTACAGTATTGGGTTTAAAAGTATATGCACCGTCAACTATTTGTGGCTTATTAAAATATAATAAGTCTCCTTTAAAAAATCCTCTATGTTTTTTAGGGACTGCTTTTTCGTATTCGTCAAACACGTCTTTCATGTTGGCCGCAAATGCTTTATAACTATCTGATTTTTCTCCACCCTTGCCTCTGCCTAACAACATATTTTCTAAGTCATCTCCGCTTTGTGATCTACCATCGTAACCTTTTGCTCCAAAGCCTGACTTATCTGTAAAAATAAATTTACCTTTATCATCACGTCCAAATATTACTGCTGGTGAGCCGTCCCATTTAATTGTAACATCTTTAGTTTCACCTTTAGCCATATTAGATAATGCCTTTAAGGCTCTTTTTGCACCAGCTGATCCTTCCCAGAAGACAACATCTTCTGCGTGTTGGATACGTGCTTCTACTTCATTTACAATTTGTTTAAATTCAAAAAATCTCATTATGGTAGCTCTAGTCCATCCTTCTCAAACCAGTCTTTAGCATCTTTTACTAAAGCCTCGTAGTTAGGATCTGATTTAATTTTGTTATTAATTGATTCTACACTTTGTAGATCTTTTGCTGTCGCTGTTGGTCCCATTAAAGTTTTAGCAATGAATTCTGGGTCTTTAGCTTTTTTTGTAGGCTCGTTAGTTAATCTGTCTACTAATCCATTTTGAGGAGACCACTTGTAACCTTGAGCTTTAGCAAGAGAGGCAATCATTATCATACGATGTTGACCTTTGAAATTACTCTTTGCATCCATTCCTCCTAAAGCAAATTTCATAAATTTTTGATCGCCAAACATTAAATCAGTTTGGACATAGCCATTCTTTGGATCACCATTGATTGGTGTTTTGAAGTGTACTGATATTCCTGATTTTTTAATCCAATGCTTTGGATCTTCTTTTGGGTAATTTTTAACTACCCAGGCTTGTAGTATACTTACTAATTCGTTTTTGTCAACTTTTTCTTTATCAATTGCAACATCTAAGTCTCCACTAGTATCTTTAACACCAGTACTACCTAGCATATGATTTGTATGATCTAATTTGGTGATCTTTTCTAACCATTTAAGCGTAGGCTTAACATCAGCTTTATTGATTCGAACTGTCGCTGGTTCACCAGTTGCAGTTTTGAATATGTTACCACCTTCGTTAAGAATCATCAGATTGCCTTTTACTTTCAATAATTCTATCAATCCCACGTTTAAATTTGCGTGGGTCACCGCTTCTTATACTATTAATAAAGCGTCTTTCTAATTCAGAAGCTGTATCTGTAGAATAGCTTTCAGTAATCCTATTAAGCAAATTAATAGAACTTTCTATTAAATTATGCCCTGTAGACTGTATTAAAGCATCATTATCAGCAGTTCTATGTATGCTATTAAGTTCTTCTAGTATAGATCGTGTGCGTTTTCTCATTGTTCCGTTTCCTATACTGTATTTATGATGTTTTAAGTAAATAGAAGTGCTACTTGAACGGTTGACTTTTCCAACATAAGATTATATAATAAGATAATGCGGGTGTCGTATAGTGGTAATACCTTAGCCTTCCAAGCTAATGCTGTCGGTTCGATTCCGACCATCCGCTCCATTTTTAATAAATACTGTTCATACCTAGATAGAACCTAGTAAAAAGTTCTTTTTCTAGATAGAAACCTAGTAAAAAGTTCTTTTCTAGGAGACAGGGCATGAGCTCGACATTTCATTTAGCACTTGAAGTGGGAGACATGGATTCAGCCGTAAATTTCTATGTTAATATGCTAGGTTGTGAATCAGCAGATAAAGAACTTCCTAATTGGATTGACATTAATTTCTTCGGTAATGAATTAACTCTTCACTCAAGTGACCCAACTAAAAAACCTAAATTTGAAGCACATCATGTAGATACTATGAACGATGTAATGGTTCCTCACTTCGGAGTACATTTAAGTCGTAGTGCCTATAATGAGATTAAAAGACGTGTAGAAGAACATAACATTGGCTATTTGCTTAAACCTTTTATACGGTTTGAAGGCAAAATGCTTGAACAAGAAACGTTCTTTATTAAAGATCCACATTGTAATATTTTAGAAATTAAAAGTTATAGTGATAGTGAAGTAACGTATCCAGAAACTTTGCCTGATGTTGTAGGTCACCCAGAATGGGGATGTCCATAATTTAGACTCATACTAATTTCGTTAAATATGTGTATGAGTACTCGTATATGGATAATAGGTGACAGCTGGGGTGATGAATGGGGAACCTTTAGTATGCAGGGCTGTAAGCCTAGTGAAGGTCTACAACACACACTAGCACAACGCCTTGGCTTACACAGTCAGGATGTAGTAAACCTCTGTCGTGGAGGTATTGGCAACGACTATGCACTTAGGATCATTGAGACTGCTATAATCAAGGGTGAACATCCGCCCACACATATAATACAGTTTTGGACTGAAGCCTTGCGTGATTGGTACAAGGACTATGACACGAAAGATAAACCCTCTTGGAGTCTTGTTACTGCTGTTGACCATATCACAAAACGTCAGCAGGAGGATGTGCGTGAGTTTCGCAGATCAATAGGTAATCCACAGTATGCGGCAATAGGAGGTATGAGTCCCTTAAATGATAGTCATGCGGTAGTAACGGGTGCTAGTTTCTCAATAAAGGACTGGCGAGCATCACTATTAGAGTGCGAATTAGACTACTATGCTAGTCAGCTTCTAGGGTCATATGGTAGTTTTAATATATATCCACGTAACACAGACAAGCCCAAGACCAAACGCAAACTGTTGGACAAGGTCAATCAGATCATGGATATGCAGATTCGTAGCAAGGCATTTCCGGACAATGGACATCCAGGGTGGCCTGAGTTTAAACCTTTGATAGATAAGTTGGTAGTTTGGATTCAGGGCTGTCCATAATTAAATAATCTTTTAATTCCTCCCTCAGTAGCATTAAATATATGATCAAAAAGTCATATTGAGGGAGGACTCACATGATAGCAGAATTAGTAGCGATGTTCGGTGCTAAGGCGTGTTGTATAGGCGCGGCTGGTACCGGTGGAATCTGTAATGCGATAGTACGCAGAAAGACTCCAGTAAGAGATTTGTTAATCTCTGTATTAGTAGGATGGGTTGCGGCTGAATTTTTTATTCCAGCTTTGATGGCTCATTTTGGCTTTGGGACTGAAGTAGCACTTGCCATAGCATTTATTTGTGGTTATTCAGGTGTTAGAATAATGTCAAAGATAGAAGGAACTATACTAGATAAGATAAAATTTTAAGTATACGTTAGGGAGGATGTATATGGCGAAGGAACAAAGACACGAAATAAACGATCAATCGGTAATATCCATACCGTTACGTAATTTAATTGCAATTATCGTAGCTGTTGGCTTTGCTGTAACTGGTTACTTTAACGTTACAGGCAGAATTTCATTTCTTGAACATAATCTAGAAATGCAAGGTGTCCATGTAGATCAAAATAGCGAGTTCAGAGTTAAATGGCCAAGAGGTGAGTTAGGTGCTTTACCTGATGACGCAGAACAGAATATGCGACTTAATCAGTTAGAAAAGCAAATAGAAGAACTTCAAGAGGCCGCTAAAGAAAATAACACAAACTAATAAATACTCATATTAATAATAACAATATGTGAGTATGAATGTTTAGTGATAAGTTAACAGATAAAATTACTGAATTAGATTTTAACAACCGGGCTTTACTCTTTGCAGAGTTGAGCCGGGTTGCTTATTTTACAGAATATCACGCCACTCGACTAGCCAAGAAGCTAGGCTTTACTACAGTAGAATTTTATAACATTGATGGTGCAGAAGCATATCGCTTTATGAATAAGCGAGATATAGTTTTTGCCTGTCGTGGAACTCAACCTAAACAATATAATGATATTAAAGCAGATGCTAGAGCATTTCCTGTTGTTGCAGAGACAATAGGTAGAGTACATGGTGGCTTTAAGGGTGAAGTTGATAAGCTATGGGACAGGATACAAGAAGATATCATTAGAGAACAAGCTAAACGTGATGTGTGGTTTACAGGACATTCACTTGGAGCGGCAATGAGTACAATATTAGCAAGTCGCTGTAGAGGAGAAACAACAATTGTTAATCCACAAGAGTTGTTTACTTTTGGATCACCTAGAGTAGGTTGGGCAAGTTACATTAATAACTTTCCTTTTAAACATTATCGTTTTGTTAACAATGCAGATATTGTTCCTAGAGTACCATTTTATATAATGGGCTATAGACATCACGGCGAATGTCAATACTTTAATCATTACGGAAACTTAAGAAACTTAACAGGTTGGCAAAGAACAAAGGATACTTGGCGTGGAATATTTAGAGGTATAGCTAAAGGTAAGTTTGACTCTATTGCTGATCATAATATTAAACAATATATTTTACACATAAAGAAAATGGTTGACGGACAAGAAGCCCATCAACCATCATTCATCGAAAATTATGCTCATATGTATGAGCGATAATTTAATGTAAGTTGTTTGGTATGATTACGTAATGTATTGCTAATACAATTCCTACCGATACAATTAATCCTAACATCATTTTTAGGAAGTCTCGTCCGATAATTGGAAACACATATTTAAACTTATAGTTTTGCATAAGTGTTGAAATAGCAAGTTCTCGTCCACATAACAAACCAACAAAGACCCAAGTAG